GGTGGTGTATCGCCACGACTTCCCCATATACTCCCCACTCGTGTCGGTGCTTGTGTAGGTGTCGCCTATGTGGCGAGCTTTGGCGGTGTTGCCCTGCCACTCGCTCTCGGGTAGCTTATTGGGGGCTGGGGCACCAGGGTAGAACCAATTGCTCACCTCTCCATCCACTTGCTCTTGTAGGTTGCNAAGCCTCTTATTGGCTTCTGTAATAAGGGCTGTGAGGGTGGCGTTGTCGCTCGCTCCACTCTGCCGTAGTCGTTCAAGCTCGTTAGCTAGTGCCTTTCGGGCTTCTGCCTCGCTCTTTATGCTTTGATTGGTGGTCTCTATCTGCTCCTGGGTATCCTCTGGTGCTGGTGTCCAGTCGGTGTCAATGGTGCCTCGCTCTAGCTTTGCATGTGATAGGGTTATTTTTCTTCTCCAATCCCAAGAAATAGTGGATAGGAGGTAGATAGCACTGAATGGTTTTCTTACTTTGAAATGATAGATGCATCGCTTCCCTTCTTTATTATCAAAAGACCCTCTGCTTTGATGTACATATTTCCAAACAGATGTATTGCTAGCAGAAGGCATAAAGGTGTACAAATTAGGAGTAGCTTTCTGCTTGCCATCCTCTACCTCACCCACCTCTTCTGCTACGAAAGTAAATGTGTACTCCCCTGCTGGCAATGTCTCGCTTGTATCCCACTTAAGGAGGTCGTAAGTAGTTTTTGCTTTTTCGCTTACACGTAGTAGGTTGCGTCCACCTACCTTAATATTATCCACCTTAGCGTCTACTTTATCTATGGCTTTGTTAACTTCTTCGGTAGTGCCATTGGCACGCCTAAAGCTGATTTGGTCGGAGATGATTTCGCCTGTTTGGAGGTTGATTGTCATATTGCCATTGGCACTGGAGATGGCGTCAACGACCATCTGACCAGGGCTGACCATTGTGAAGCCGTAGAGACGATTGTAGGCACGATCGCCATCCGTGACGCTGGAGAGCGTACCGACGAGCAGATGGTAATGCGTAGTTGCCTCAAAAGGCAAAGGGTCGGGAGAAAGGAGGTAGTTACCTCCCTTGCCCTTACGCTCCACTTTAGCATAAATATAGTAGCTCTGCTCCGTGTCGGTGAGAGCAGGCGAAGTGTAGCGAGCGACTGACCAGTAGCGATAGTCGGTAGACTTTCGGGCGTTGGTGACGCTCGTTATCCCAATGCTCTGATGACGGATAAACGCATTAGGAATCATCACCCGCATACTCTGAGTGTCGTAATTGACAGCAACATTTGTTGACGTCATTGAGCCATACCGCTCTACGAAGTCAAACTGTGTTGCCTGACTGCCAATCAAAACCCCCATCGTCTCCACCACGCTGGGCTTAATCCGCTTAGAGAAGCCCTCAATCCCCTCCACGGCCTTTTCCACCATACCGATATGCTCTAGTGCTTGGCGATAATCTTGTCGCTGTGAGCGTTGCTGAGACCTCTGCTCTTGTTTGCGAAGTATACTCTCTGCCGCAAGCTTACCCAGCTGGTTCCCAATATAACCACCCTCAGAGGCGTTGGTGAGCGTAAGCTCCGCCGCAAAAGGTCTATCAATAGGGTGCTGTATCGCCACAACGCGTATCTTCTCACCCTTAGGGAAGATATCCGGGTCGCTAAATAAAATATAGCTCCCAGGCACTACCTTACCTCCAATTTCCAGCCACTTAGCATGAGTATAAGAGGGGTCGAGCTTGCCATCGAACTTGAAGCGAGAGGTCTCCAGCTTATGTAGGAATTTGCACCCCTCATGAAATAGCTCCATTGATGCCTTCTCTGTATAAGTTGGAGGGAGTGAAATACCGTAAATTGCATACCTATCTCCCACGGCTGGCATATATATACCGCCTGGCATTGTGAACCCGTCCTGTTCAGATGGAACCAGCTGGAAGCGTCTCTCCTCATGCTTGTAGCCCGTGAGGGCATCCTTAGTTTGTGCTATTTCGAACTCCCGACCCTGCAACATACCAGAGAGAAACACCACCATTGCCTTTTCTCCGGGTATGCGGTAATCATTAAAATTGAGGGCTTCAGGAATTGAATCGTCAAAGAAGTCCACAAAGCCCTTTGGAGTTGTCTCTGCCTTAGAGACTGCCCCCTCTCTACAAGGGTAAATCTCCGTCCCGTCAAAGCTCTCCTCTGCAAGAGATGTACCGTAATATTTACCCTTGATGAAAGATCCAGTCTCGTCTGTGCTATAAGTCGTGCCTTCGTATTCAAAAGTTGCCGATTTGGGGAGTTGTAAGGTCATCGCTCCATAAGTAGACGGGTTGATATTGCGACTACTACCCTCTACGAAGAGTCGCCCGATCCTCTGTGTGTCAGTGTCACTCCGTACACCTACACCTGGCAAGAAGCCTTTCCCCATACCATAGGAGAGCGGTAGAGGGTTGTCCTTATTGAGCTCCAGCTTGCGGAGATGTATAGTCTTACCCTCCACGCGAAACTCGGTCTGATACTCCTCACATACCCTACGGATAGCATCCCAGCAGTATTCGTGCTTAAATGCCAAGGTCTTCACCGCACCATCCACCACATCTCCAACCTGCCAATCGCTACCCATTGACTTAGCGACAAAGCGGACAAAGTCAATTGGCTTCCCCGTCAACACAAAGCTCAGCACAGGCTTCTCCTGCCCTGCATCCTTTATCTTGACCATCTTGAGAGCTTCCTCCTCTCCGTGCATCATACCACTGTGTACGTAATGCTCTGTATTTTCTTTTCGACATTCAAGTGGATAAAACAGAGTGTAGGTATAGCCCTCCACTTTCACGGTAGAGCCTAATGGTAGTGTGATAGGAGTCTCACACTTTATTGTAAACTCAAAGCGGTTGCCTTCGCTTACGGAGCGATATACATTACTGCTCTCCTCGACCTCGATGGGCATTGTAGTGCCTGATGGAGTCAAAAAATCTAGTATCATTTGTGTACTGTTTGGAAGTGTATAGTAAACTTGATGAAACACTTGCTTCTCTCTTGGAATGGTGCCAATTTTGATGTCTCATCCATGTGTGTATAGTAAACTCGGTTAGCGGTTCCTGCGACATTGAGAAGACGACTACCTGATTTATCGATAGCTTTCCAGAGTGAAGAGAGGTTGCCCTTGAGTCCCTTTGTAGAAGTCGCTATCATCGTACACTCAATTGCAATGCTCTTACTTGGGACCACCTCTGTAGGTCTCTTGAGAGCATATGGCAGTAGAGCTGTATCGTATGCTTTCTGCACGACAATTCCATAGGCGGATAGATCCACGCCATCCAGTGTGATGTAGCACTTTCTAGTCTCCGCCTCTATCGGAAAGGCTAAACCCCTATAGAGAGCAGGCAGTGACCTCTGTTCAAACTCCACTCCAAGGATACCACAGCCTGGAGCATTATCCACCAAACCGCCTATGTGATTGTAGCCCGTAAATCGTAAAGGGGCGAGTTGGTATACCTGGCCCAACTGCCCTAGATAAAACTCCACCGAACGGGGCTCAAAAAGTGATCGCACGAGCTTTAGTCGATCTGCATTCGGGCGCAATATGGCGAACTCCATTGTAATCCTTTTGGGTTCATACTCTGGCGGAGAAATCAGGTCAGCATCTCGTAGGGTCACCTCATGCCAATCTGTATAGTCAGGCTCCTTCCGGGTGGGAAATGACCATATACTATAGTCGCTCCCTCGATGTAGGTAGATGCCTTTTTCGTCTAATATATTGGTGCCAATCTTATTCATTTCTTTAATTTGGTGCCTTCAGTTCGTATAATTCTGATGTCCGACTTGATGTCTGCTAGTGCAGACAAAAAAGCAGTGTTACGGGCGATAGTCTGCACCTCGCTGAATATTGCACGCATCACGTTGAGTCGCTCCACCGACATCGTACGCTCTACCTCCATAATGGAGACTATAGTACCTACCTTCTCGACCACTAGAGTCATCTGACCATTAAACTTAGTGATGTCATCTTGTGACGCTCTTGCGATACCTCTTGCCGCTGCCTGCCTGCGTGTATCTGTTGCTTCAAAAGCCTTAATACCCTGCTTCGCTAGCTCCTGCCTTGCTAGATCCATATCCCGGCCAAAGGCCTCAACACCCTCCTTGTAAGTTTTGCTGAACCAAATGATATCGTCTACTATAGAGCCATCACCACTCTCACCATATGAGGCAGTCATTCGCTCCTCCAGCTGGTCAAAGAGTGACTGGAAGTGTTGCGCAAAGACCATCTGCTCTATAATGCCCTCGATCACCTTATTCACATGCTCCGCATAGTCATCTACTGCATCGTAGATATCACCATTGCGCCAAGCATTTATCAAGGTCTGCGATAGCGTCTGCCCTAGGTCTCCAGCTAAGCTCTTGAAGGTCTCTTTCATCTGTTGCTCAGCTTCGAGAGCCTTCTTGCGAATCTCCTCCCAGTTATCTACTAGCTTCTTGGTGTGGTCATCTAGCCTTTTGTAATTTGCAAGGATTTCTGGATTGAGCTCAAAAGTCTTTGTTCCTGCCTTGAGTATAGAGCCATAGGTTTTGACTAGAGAGTCAAAGATGGGTACAATTTTCTTTCTGCTTGCACCAAAGACTGCACCAAAGACTGCACCAATCCCTGCGCCAATCCCTGCGCCAATCAAATTGCCTATCCCTGGGATAAAAGAGCCAATCGCAGCGCCTACCGCCGCTCCTCCGCCTGCTCCCGTAGCTACATTCTTGCCGCTGACCACCTTGCGTGTACCCGTCTGTACACGCCCTTGCTCCATCTGCCTAAGCCCCTTGTAAAGCGCAGTCATCGCCTCTGAATACTGCTTTGCGCCAGCTATTGCACGTGCATAAGGGTTCTCAATGCCGAAAATATTCTCCCCCTTATACTCTAGCGTAGCGAGGTGCAACATACGCTGTCGGTGCTCCGCCTCCGAGAGAGAGGCATTGTATTCCTCGATAGCCTTTCTATTCTCCTCTACCTGTTGTCGAGCCATGCCCCATATCTGCGCGAGCCCACTAATACCAGCCGATACCACCTCTACGGCATTCGCTCCATCCCTCATAGAGGTCACCACCCGGTCCACCGAACTCGATAGTGCGCCAAATACCTCACCCACCTCTCCGCCAACACTCGAGAGAGAAGCGAAGATGCTTCGCATCCCATTTGCTAACTCCTCCAGTTTCTTTACCGGCATCTTTTTGAGTTCTTCCGAGAGCTCTCGCATCTCTGCCTTAACTTGCCTGATATCCTCTGCCGCATCTCCTCCGGCTGCCTCTATCTCCATGAGCTTAGCTAATCGCTGCTCTGCTAGCTCCAACTGTCTCCGAAGAAACTCCTCTTCTCTATGCGCACGGGTGGCATATCGCTTATCACTCATCTGTATACGGCGAAGCTCCGTGCGCTCTTCTAAGTCAATCTGCCTTAGCTCGTGCTCTCGTTGCGCTAGTTCTCGCTCCTGCAGCCTATTGCGCTCTATCAACACGCTTGCTTCTGCCAAATCCCCCTCGTTCTCCGCACTCGCACGCGCCCTCTCCTGCAGTTTACTGTAGTAATCATCGATCTGTGCCAACCTCTGATCGAGCTTCGTGGCAAACCTCCGATCCATCTCCGCCTGAATCTCCTGCATGACTGCATCAGATGCGGTATTCACATCCGCCACCTGCCTATTGTAGTCGTCATCCACCCGACTAGATAGCTTATTGAGCTGCACCCTCTGCGGAGAGACATCCACACCATGCTTCGCTTCGATAGTACCTATTTCGTCGAGCTGCTCCATAATGAGTGTCTTACGTTCGTCGTACTCTTGCCTTAGCTTAGCTAGCCGCTTCTGCCTGCCCTCCTCCATCGCAGCAAGCGCTAGGGCGCCACTATCCCTCTCTGCATCCTCAGATATCTTAGCTAGCCGCTGATATACACGCTCCAAGTCTCGCTCGGCAGACTTTGTGCCAGCCACCCCCTCCCTTCCAAGAGGGCTAATCCCGGCGCCCGCAATTACCGCATCATATTTAGAGGCAAACTGCAGGTATTTCGCTACAAACCTATCGGCATTCTCAAATCCTCGCTCCGCCTCCACCCTAAGCCTTCTAGCAGCATCACGGGCAAGATCCTCTGCGGCAACCGACTTGCCGTAACCGTACCGATTTCGGTCGGAGTTTGCCATTGTAGCAGTAAGCCGATCAAAGAAGGTCGTCTTGCCGCCTCGCTCCTCTGCCTCCAGCATCTTTTCGATAGCCTTTTTATACGCTTCGCTTGCGAGCTCCATGGCTGCGGTCGCCTTGGCTCGCTCCAGCACAGCTTGCCGAAATGCATCGGCGTTCCCAATAAAAAGATTATCCGCCTCATGAGCGTCCGCAACCGCCACACCAAGCCCTTCGAAATCCTTCTGCCCCTGCCGCACGAACTTGGTTTTGGCGTCGATATCATCGCCGAGGGCTACATACGACTGCCTCATCTGCTCAAACTTCGCGATTGTGCTGCCCACCTGGCGAGAAACCGAAGCATTGAAAGCCTCTGTTTCCATCTGTGCTTGCTTCTGCTTGCTGATATATTTGTCAAGAGCGGTGATACCCCATCCGACGAGCAGGCCAATCCCTGCCGTCATAGCTCCCATCATTACCTTGGCAGCAGTGGCAGATCCTCCCATCGCTACCGTCATCCGTTGGAGCACTCTTGTATATACCTCCTTTGCTTTAGATAATGTATGCACCCTAAAAGCACTCGTACTAGAGAAAGCCTGCTGTGCCTGCTGAAGTCCAATGGTAATTGCTAAGAGGGATTGTACCTTTGTCTGTATCTCTGCAAAGCGCTCGCTTTCTCCAGAGAGTACTCCCACAGCACCTGCAGCAGAGGTCACGACTCCCAAGAAGCCTTGTAGTCCAGAAATAACACCTGTCATGGCTGCTGATCCTTTGGTCATCAACTGTTGCTCTCTCACTACCCCTTGATATGCGATATTGAGTTGCTCCAGCTCCGCGCGCAACTGTCGGTATTGCTCACTATTTTCGCCACCGACCTGTCTAAGTCGAGCCATCTCATCACGAACGTTGTACATCTTAGTTTGGAGCGTCTCCTTAGCTTGTGATGTCAGACGTAGTTCTGCTTGCAAATGCTTTAGCCCCTGAGTCTCATCTATCAGCTCACGTTTAAGGTCACTGAGTGATTGGCTTAGTTTAGCAGTAGCCTTTGGAGACTCTTTTATCGTCTGCTCCAGATGGGCAATCTCTTTTTTAAGGCGTGCCAAGTGCTGCTGCTGTAAAGCGATACTCCTCTTCAGCTCACGCTCAGCAGCCCTCGAGCTATCAGCCATCCCGTCTATCGATTGCGCAATACTCTTACTCTCTTCTGCCGCATTCCCATTGATATTAATGGGTATTTCTACTGGATCTAGCATTATATTATTGTGTTATTGATTTCGTCTAACAGTGCTACATCTAATTCATCTGTTACAATTGGGCTTACTTCGCCCTGTCGCACACTAGGATTATCGGCCATCTCGAGCAATATAGTTACCCATGGAGCCCCCCATAGAAGTTCCTGCCTAGTCAGGCGCAACTTTTTCCGCACATAGCTCATAATTCCGAAAGGGCTATGAAACACAGCGGTCTTTAACTCCCCCTCACCTCTGTCGGTCTCATCACTTCTTCGCCGACCAGAGCGGCCCAATTGGTAAGCGTCATAAAATCCCTGTCTCTATTGAGCGCTTGCACAATGGCGAAAAGTTCAAAAAGACTGTCGGAGCGCACATACCTTATAAGGTATCGCGTAAGCCACCGCCTAAACCACCTGATGCGCCGAGGATGATTAAGCACAGCAAGAGCGACAACCTCCGCCTGCACCTCGAGTTCACTCGCCTCATCCCGTAGCCTGCGTATCTCGAGTATCGTGCCTAGATAGAGCGGCATAATGCGGAGTTTTATGCCTTTCACACCCATCCACCTCAAACAGCGAGGGGCGGGCATTTTGAATTGCACGCCCCTCTCTAGCAAAAGATCTATAGTAGCTCGATCTATCATACGCTCAAAAGCTGAACAAATGCCTTCTTCCACTCGTCTGACGCCTTCTTGAGAATGAACTTGAATGGTGCCTTGCTTACCTTACCGGTACCAAAGTTGAATTCAGGGCGCACCTGACCATCCACTCGTGGTAATAGATAAGTCTTCCCTGGGTAGGTCTCAATCTTGATCGCCTTCTCGAACCTGTGAAGGTCGCCAGAGAACTCCAGCCCTATGGAAGTCTTCTCGAATCCAAGAATGCTCACCATGTCACTCTCAGAGATGTCCACAAAAGCACCAGATAGCGTATAAGGCTTTCCGGTGGACTCGGTGTACACCGGGATGTCACTCTCGTTGCAGAAAATCTCCTGCTCCTCTGGGTCTTCGCTCTTGAGCGGCATTTCATCATCACGGAGCGTACAGGGCAATTTCGTCCATTTGGCACTCTTTACGCCTGCTGAGCTGGTGATAGGGTCTGCTATATACAACTGCTTCACTCTAAGTACTGCTAATGTCTTCTCTGCCATAATTGTACTTTTCTATGTGTTAAATATTATCGTCTACTCCTCCCGTGCCAGGCTTCTTCCCGCCCTCCTCGTGAGGCTTTGTCGCTGGTGCCTTGCAGGCATCGGTCTGACACTCAAAGCGCACCTGCGCGAGCTCTGCTTTGAGGTAGGTAGAGGGCGTGTAGCGCATCTTTACCCCCTTGATGTGGGTTGCCCTAAACTGCTCGCCAGCGGGCACGCCCTTTGACTGCAATCGAGGGGTAAAAGTTCCTAGCTCGTGGAGCTTGACGGAGTAGCCCTCTCGCACATACTCGGCCACCACCTCGCCGAGATGGGTAAGGACGTTCATCACATCACCTCGACCCAGTGAGGTAATCTTCTCAAGTCGCTCCGCAATCTCGCGGATAGGGATAGAGCCCTTATTGACCTGCGTAGCCACTTGTATGTTCTTACCATCACCAAGCCTGTTTTTCTTTTCGTAAATCTTGTAAATCAATGCCATATTAATCTCCTTTAATTTTATTACTAGTGTTTGGTTGCACCATCACTAGTGATTGATTATCTCATCACTAGTGATCGTTTCACCCATCTATAACCATGTCGCCCTATAAGGACTAATAGTGTGACGAGACCTACATACATAAAAGCCTTTTGCCACCAGCTCAGTCGGTTGACCTCCACCTCTCGCACTACCTCGACGGGCACCTCCTTTGTGACGGTGGTCTCGGCGTACTGGTATTGCTCTAAGGGCTTCTCCGCTCGGATATTGAGCATGCCATTACGCAGCTGCCACAAGAGTTGTAGACCGGTTGTCGAGACCGCCACCCCTGATGTTTCCGTGCCGTTCGAGAGCCGTTCGAAGGGCACCCGAATGAGCGCCGTATCGCGGGGGAACTCTATCGTCTTGAGCTCTACGCTTGTCACCTCACGCACCGGCACTTGAGTCACCATCGGTTGTCGCGCCTTGCAGGAGACAAGGAGCAGAGCAAAAAAACAGACAGAAAGAAATCTATTCATTGTCCTTTATCTTTGTACCTCTTCGCCTCGGACGAGGGATAGCAATATTCATAGACTTCAGCAGCTCTCGCATTGCCTCCGACTCCTCCTTGAGCGCATCAAGTTGTTGCATCAGTGTCTCCTGGTTGGCTTGCAGCGTAGAGTTTTCCACCCTCAACTCAACCACCTCTGCAAGGAGGTCTTTATTGCGCTCAGAAAGTAGATCGATACTCGACTGCAGATCTGCGAGAAAATCGTTATTCGCCTTCTTTCGCCCTGCCAGCCAAGCTATCGGCGTGCCGATAAGACCGAGCACCGTGCCTGTGATAAATTGCCAATCCATCATCTTACTTTATCTAACTGATTGCTCAAAGAGCCTCCAGCCCTCCTCTACCTCTCTACTCCGTGCGGGTCTACCATTTTCGTGTTCTGAGATAGCAGCTGCTAGAGCGGTAAGCGTAGCCTTATCTGCCGATAGCTTTTGATTTCTACCAAGCCCTGTTGTCCTGCAAACAGAACTAATGTAAGCTTCCGTATTGTTTTCGTGGCTTGGTGCCCACCTCTGTATGATGAGGGCGACAGTATCCAACTTGCGCAGGCGGATATAATTACTCAAGAGCTTTATAAGCGCTCTATACCCCCACTCAATGCTCTGAAAAGTGAGGAATCTCGGATCTCTCTGATCGGAGCTAAGCCCCATCCAGCGCTCCTTTGTTCGAACAATATTGCCAGGGTTGTTATTTCTGATCCCCCGTGGGATATGATTCTCCTTAAACATTTCGCTCCCTCCTTCTGATTAAATCTAGGCGGAGCAAGGGGAAGCCCCCTTGCCCCACCAGGAACACCACTTACCCTTCGCTATCCTGAACGATTGCATACACACCCTTTTTGTCGTGACGACGCTTAGACCCTCCAGCGCGGAGCAAGAAGGAATAAACATCTCCGTAATAAGTGGGCGAATCCTCATCGCCATACATTTTCACTTCACCCCTCGCTCTTGATACTGCGTCCTCATGCCACGCTAGCGCTGCGGCACTATCGTCTGCTCCTGCAACCGTAGAGAGATTGTTGCCGCTATAGAAGAGCACAGTGCTACGCATCATTACCTTGATTCCGTAGAGCTCGCCACAGACACCCTTTTTGACGTCAACAGCCGTAAAAAACGCTGCTGATTCCTTTGCCGTCAAACTATCGATAAACTGATCGTACATGATAGCATCCACCAACACATATCGGCCATCTGCAGGAACATCATCTACATTCATCCTTGTAAAGACCTTCTTGAGATCATTCTTCGTAAACGCCTTTCTTTTGCCAGTTGCCTTAGGAGCGTGAGCCTCGACGGGAACTCCAGTTGTTTCAACAATGCGATCATCGTCACCTACCGGTGCCCACTTGCGAAGGATGCTCTCATGCGCCTTACGATGAAGTTCCTTCTTGTCGCTTGCAATAACGCTATTGCGTTTGTTGTAAGACAACTGCACCGTATCTGCATGAGAGATGCGGATAGGATTTGTAGTAAACTCAGACATCGCATACTCGACATCGTAATCTGTCCTCTCGTTTACCGCTGCGGGGAGCCTGCTTCTATTCTCCTCCACCCCGCTAGGAGCTCCGGCGTTAGGTATGTGTACCTTCTTTCCATTGACATACTCCGAGTCGTCCCGAGACTTACTAACAAATGAGTCGTCAGGGAAAAGACCCTCAACAACATCATTAAGCCAAATTTCTTTCTCTAGTGCCATATTATACTCTATATTTAGTGATTAAAATTTTGGATCTCTACCAAAGCGCTCTCTAAACTTCTCTGCGTACAGTTCAGGATCTGCATCTTTCAGCCCCACGAGCTTGTCAGCCTTATCTAGGTCGTCCCAGCTCATCTTTACGAGCTCTGAGCCCTCGCTCTTATTCACATTCTCGATTTGCGTTGTCACCGACACAGGCTTTGGTAGCGCCGAGAGCATCGCCTTAGCATTCTCGTGGTCAGCCCCAAAGAGTTTCAATGTAGCTTCGCGCGCCGAAGCATCTAGCCTGCCCTCCCGGATTGCCGCATCAGTAAGCGACACCGCCTCGGCTTTTTGAGCCTCTGCTTCACGCTGTTTGTAGCCGCTCAACTCATCTTTTAGCGACTGCACCGCTTGCACAATCGCCTGCTCCCTCACATCACCAGGGAGGCGAAGGATGTTTGTTAGTTCTGTTTTCATGTTACTTTGTTGTTTGTTATGATTTACCCCCTTGTTGTCTGTCAACTCAAGTATCGTGGCAATATCCGCCTCCTCCACTCTCTTGCCGTCGGCATCATAGAGCGCAAGTGCGTTGTGATTTGCTGGGATATTACAGATAGATGCCTCGCGCACCACCCAGCGAAGCACCGTGGCACCCGTCTGCCCCTCTATCAACAGCGACGCATCGGAACTACTCTCCTTTATCCAAGCACCCACAGAGCAAGCTCGGATAAAGTCGTCCTCAACCTTCTGCGCTATCTTTGCCGCCTTTTCGTCTTCCAAGTCGAATACCGCATCTGCCAGTATCTTTGTGCCCTCAATACGAATGTTCTCCCAGCGGCCGATTGGCATATTCCAGGACTCGTGATTGTAGAACATTACAGGGTTCTTTTTGAACTCCTCGAGATCCGCCCCACTGGTAAGCATACGAAAGCCGTATGTATTCACACTCTCGTCATGCAGTATGAAAGTCTTTGTTGTTTTCTTCATGATTTCCTCCCCATTAAAGAATTATTATATGCGCAAATATAGAGCTGCAGGTTGCGCCGCACAAAAATGTATGACACTGTGACACACATTTCTTTACTCGCCCCCTATTTTTGCCGTTTCTTCAATGAATTCTACCCCAAAAATCACCTCGTACTCAAATAGCGTTCGCCCACCAGGCGGGGTGCGCCGCCTAGCAGAAATACGTGAAAGTGGAGCAAAGTGCTCGGTGCTGTAGCCCTGTAGTGCGCTGTAAACCTCCGCAACAAGATCGTATGGAGCCATAGATCTATCATCGTCGATATTATTTACCACATCGGTAATGATAGTAGCCACAACACGCCCTCTACACATCTGCGAAACTGGTGTTATGTCGTTTGCCTGAACAACCTCTATATCGATAAGCACCGAGGGGTAAGCGAGCGGTGGTCGAGAGTTCTCCGAGTACCCCACGGAGAGTTGCCCTGTATTCATACTCACTTGCCTAAGCGTAGACACTGCTCTTAGAAGCTGCTCTTTGATTTCTAAGTATATCGTCTTCATTTCAAGATCTTCTTGATATCGTTAATAATCTCTTGTTTGATTTCTGCTGTCATCTTTTTTGATGGCCCCATAAAAGGGCGCTTCGGCATGGTGAACTCCTTTTTGCCATAAACCTTAGCCTTAAGTCCATATTGATGCACCCTCGCATAAGGGGCGGTATTCTTGACAATGATGCCGTCCTTGGTGCGTACGTAGTTGAATGCACTGGAGAGGTGACCCGTCTCACCCGAAAGAATTTTTGCACTGGTGCGAGACAAGCTAAATCGCTCTATCTGACCACTGTGCCCATACCAAGGGCTATCCGGTTTGCGTCGCTCTACCTCTGCCCAAGGATTTAGCGTATCATCAGTGAAGCCCTCTTGGTTGAAGGAGTCTCGAAAATGCTCAATAGCAATGCCAGCCATCAGCTCACGCACATCGTCGCCCTCGATGTACTCCTGCACCTGACGCATCTTCTCCATAAACTGATCTGAAAACTTTGAGATGTCCATAATATTTGCCTATATCCTTTATTATCACTACCTTTGCGGTGCAGGATGCGGTAAAAGATTGAAGTGTGTAACTTCCGCCGTTCACTGCTCCAACAAGTAGCGTATTACTAGGTGTAGTACGCTACTATTTTGTTTTTATGGATGACAATTAGCTCATCAAACTGTACCCATTGAGATGTGCCCTTTAGCCCATTGTATTTCGCAAGTCCATGTTCTAAATCACATTCTTCGGATGTAATATTTAACACAGCCACCTGAACATTTGGCTTTTTCGCACAGTGTTTTAAGCTGTTGCGGATATTATTTGCTGTGCCATTCTTCACCATAGCTATTTCCATATTCCGCCCATTCCACCTTCCGTCTGTATTTTTACGATTTGGAATACTATGTACTTCCTCCTCTAATATCACAGAGTGTCCATTCTTATACCCAAGTTCTTGCACCATATATTCTCCCTGACCTCCAACTTTATCGAAGTTGTGATTTTTGTGTGTGGCTTTCAATCCTCCTGTTTTTGGGTCAAAGCATACGTCTAGATAGTTTGGATTATTGAGTAGCTCTTTGTAGAGCTCTCTCCGACTCCTGATGAGTTCTCTCCTCTTTTTCCCATTGTAAGCCAGTCGGTGCATGGGACAAAGCTGGCTCTCCTCATCACTTAGTTTAGAGCCATTTACCAACTCCTGTCTACGACACTCGGGGCAAGTGACCTCACCCTTGCCCTTAAGATATGGATGCTCGTCCAGCTTAAAGGGGCTGGCACTCTTGCCTGGGTTCTGCCGTAGCACACTAGGCATATTGCGGTCATCCTCCCCCTCTGCAGGGACATCGGTGGCTGGCTTGCGGGTCTTCTTGACACCGCACTGACAATTCCATTCCTTCGGAGGCATGTGAATATCCCACCATGAATGTTCGATAGGTAAAATAGTGCCTACCCACTCACGATGCTCCTCTCGCTTATCCTTCGCTTTGCTCTCGATGTACTCTAGGTTGGGAAAAATATGCTTGGTGCGGAGTGCCTCCTGATAGTACCGTGCTGCATCAGCTGCATGGATGGCAGTGTTGTACTCAGTTCGTAGCCATTGCTCATTATACCGCCCAATAATCGGCTCTACAGCCTTGCGAAACTGTCGGAAACTCCTCAGATTGCCCTCCTTGTCGGTGAGGGCATTATAGAGGGCATCCATTTCCGCATGAGTCTTGAAGGCATTGAAGACACTTGTGTTGTACTTAAATTCCTCTACAAAAGGGAAGAGTTCGTCATCTGCTGTGTCAAAGACCATGTCTAGCCCTCTCTGGAGTGGTTGATCATTGGCGGAGAAGAGCTGTTTTACGGCCTCTTCATATTCCCCCTTATGAAGCTGACGAAGCGCCTCGAGTACCAGCGCCTTGACGTCAAAACCTACACTATTATCATTAGCAGCAAGTGTGGTGATAGAGGTCGTCCAATTCCTTAGTGAGCCCTGAGCTGCTATCAGGGCGTCGACGAAAAAATCCATTAGCTTTTTCTTCAGGGCTTTCGGCTCTTTCGGCTCTTTCGGTTCATCAGACTTATCAGATTTGTCCTCTGGCTCAGTAGGCAACTCCGCTTGCTTCGCTCCTGCCACATCTTCGCCCTTTGCTGGCTTAGGGATGCCGTAGCGGTCGTAGATGTAGGTGGTAGGTATAGGTATGATGCCTGAGAGCTTCACGATGTCGTCTACGCTGGTCTCCTCCACCTCGCTTGGGGTGGAGAAGTAGCCTCCACTGGCTTCTGCATATCCTCTTGCTTCGAGGAAAGGCACCAGACGTTCGTTCAGCAGGCGGGTAACGAATCGGATATCGCTCTTATTCTTGCTCTGCTCCACATCCTTGTGCACATCACCAAGTGACCTCGCCCCACGTTCGCCCGCTACGGTGGTGAGGGTTTGCCCAAGTATGGTAATGAGCATTTCCTCATTGAGTGCCTTACGGAAGTCGTCGTAAGCTTCGCCACTTCCTTTCTGTGTGTCTTTTACCTCTATTTCCGTTTCATAAGGAGTGGCCATGTAAGAGCAGGAGCCCATCTCGTGGAGAGCCTGTATTATTTGCCTCTTGCCCTCTGGGTCATTAGCGTGGTACTTACCAATTCGCTGGGGCATGCCAAAGAGTTCTATCCATTGAGCCCAATCTCCAAAACCACCCCGCTTATAGATGGCATACTGAGCCGCCTTGACCATCAACCCATATTCACGCTCCTTACCTGTGACAATCACATGGTTTAGTCCCTCGTAGCTTAGTCCGTTATCCCACTTCATGAGATCCGGGATAATCTGCTTAGTCAGTAAGTCAATGTGCTGGGGTGGGATATAATCTACATGGAAGCCATCCTCTTGCATAGATAGCTCTGCTCCACCACGCCCATACATCTCTGCCATCATTAGGCTCTTGATTAGGTCCTCAAAGGCACTACTGTCGATGATGTCATCTACCACAAGCTTGACCGTCTCACCCTTGGCATTGTAAAAGGAGAAGTCTGCATTGATAACAGCCTTAATACGCTTATCGATAGCGTCCGATAGTACACCATCCAGCATCAGGTCATCAAATAGGTCATAGAGCTGTCGTACCCGACCACGGTCAGCGCTTTTGATGGCACTACGCCACTTGCCGATGTCTGCTACTCCACGGCCATTGGGAGCGACCACCAACGTGCGCACCACTGACTTGTCCTGTCTATTACTAGGTGCACTGTTGCCCCTAGCGTTTCTTTTCCTCCCCATATATTATCTACTTAATAGTGTTGTGTCCGTTTGGGATTACTGCCCCACAAAAATTCGCCATTGTCTGGATTACCGTCACCATCCTCGTCAAGAGTAGGTAGGTCTGGCACTACAGACCCCTTCTGAACCGACTTGAGCCAATCCACCGCTCTTTGGTAGAGAAAGGTGCGAAACTCGAGGTCGGCAGCATAGTTATTGAGCTTGATAAAGTGGAACACCGCCATATCCTTGATGAAAGCTAAAAGAATGGCATTGCGGTCGCTCCCTTCTGCACTGAAAATTCTCTCCTTATCATACCGAGAGAGGTAGCCCTTTGCCTCACTGATAGCTGCATCTATGGCAGAAAGTACAATTGTGTCATCATCTCTTGCTATGACCTTCAACTGCTCATTGTAAAGATGTGTATTGAGTTCGCTTGGTGTTAAGTATGCCATAGTTCTAATATCTTTTGCTGTTTTTTCCTCTCTGCCCGATGACAATAGTATCGGGTGTGATGGTCTGTAACTTGTAATCGGTCATCCAGATGGCACCCTCTACCGAGTCAGGCCCGTCGGCAGGAGCTGGCAGCAGTGGCGCCACCGTGAGAAACTGCTCCTCGAGGCGTTGCATGTGAGGATTGCCACGCTCCTCCTCATTGAGAATGAGCTGCCCATTGCGATTCAGTGGTTCAAGCAATGCTTCTATTCGTGCATACTTATCCATCTTCGCCCGAGCGTCGGGAATTACAGAGAGCGTGCCGCGTGTTTGCGCCTTCTCGAACAGAAGTGGTTGCAATACCTGCTCCCAGAAGGGATCTTGTAGAGCGTTGTTCTCATTGTAGTAGTAGACGGGGCAAGCATCCCCAACATAGTCCCTGATGGCGTAGAACCACTCAAGATAGTTGTCGTTAGTTGTCTGCTCCAAGAAAACCTTGTAGACATAATATCGCCCCCAAAGGAAGCCCACCAACACCACAGACTTAAAGCTTGCACCTTTACTCCTAACCTTATTGGAGGGCGATGGGTCGCCATAACAGATAGCAAACTGCAGCAGCCTAAGGGGGGGGCACTTGCCATAAACCATCTCCACGAATACCTCGCCCTCAGTGACGGGATTGTTATAAAACTCCTTCTGCACCGCACTCATCGGCAGCTTGCTGAGAAAGTTGTCTATATCCTCTTCGCTATTCTTAGACGCCCAAACACTCTTCCCTTCATCGTCACGGATATTCACTATATCAAAGTGGTCTACCAACTCCTTGGTGCGCGTGATGACACTATCTTTCGCAATGATATTGCCATTGAAGAGCACCCGGCGATTACCACTCACACTCATCGCAGGGATGAGTGCTTCGGTCACCCATCGCCAATCTTGCTTCACGCGCTCGGGGTTGCGACACTTTTCGTCCGTATCGATATCATCCACGATCACGAAGTCGGGGCGAGAGGCTTCGTTTCTCGCACCACGAGGCGACTGCCCAGCACCCAGCGCTCTAAATGAAACGCCCCCTGTGGTGGTAAACTCCCCTTCCTCCCAGGCGCCCAACTTTTGCTGCACACCATAATCCTGTATAATACGTGCTGAGCGCTCTAGATTCCCCTGAAAAGGTAAAAGTAGGCGCTTAGCGTTATCAAGGCTGTTGGAGACGAGAAGCACTGTTTTGATCTGCTTGGTGAGGGCAAGGTAGAGCACCTCCATCATTGAGCGGGCAGACTTCGCCAATTCGCGGCTCCACGCCCTAGTCTCCATCCACTTCTTGTGCTTAAGGAGACGCCTAGTCGCCCGTTTATGAAAAGGAGCTGGCTCAGCAGTGCAGTAACCAGGGAAGTAGTAGCTAAACCACGCCTCTGGGTCTTTCTCAAGGCGCTCTCTGCGCATGCGGATGACCTCCACACTATCGCCCTCATCGATAGTGGACGCAGTCATAAGCGCTCTAAACTCGTCTTCCCATTTTCTTAGGGCATCCCTATCTTCAAGGGTGATACGTTTGCGATACTTCATTACTGTAGCCTGGTCTTGATAAAGTCATCAAATAAAGGGGCGAGCGACTGAGCACGCTCTAAATCGTAGCTTTTGATCCATCTGGTGAAAGCCGAGAAAACACTCACAATCTCGGACACACCCACTTCAGTCTCTAGATTCTTAATGGCGGCAGAGACCTTGCTAATGATGTCACTTTCCGCTGTAGTTGGATACCTCCGCTCTGAGCGCTGAGCGATGTCGTTGTTGAGCTCCTCTATCTGTCGATAAAGTGCCTTAAGCTGCTCCTCTTTTGTCATGGAGATGCTGGCACGCAGCTTCTCCCACCCTTCACGAGTCACCCATCTACTCACGGTTTGTGGCGTTACTCCAACCCTCTCGGCAATCTCCTTTTGCTGTAGTCGCTCTGTCACAAATAGCACCTTGGCGAGCTCTTTTTTCTGTGCTGATGTCATATAAACCTCCCTAATTGTATTCGTTTGGCGCAAATATAGAGTTATAGACTGCGCCGCACAAAAATGTATGACACTGTGACACACATTTCTACACAAAAAAGAGACGGGGCACCATCACGGCGTCCCGTCTCACTCAAACTAAAAATTATGAAGACTATTTCTTTTCTTTGTTTTCTCTCTTCTTGTGTCGCTCAAGCGATCTGAAGAACGAACGCTCGCTTATTGCGAACACGGGGAATACCTTGTGTCTGTATACCCACCGTTTACACCTATCGTGGCGTCCCTCTTCATACCACTCTTCCACAATCTTAGACACCTGAGCATCTCGCCTTCGCTGATTCATTAAGATGCTAGAGACCTGTTTTCCTCTCCCTCCCATACTGTCACGCTTCTAAATGTTTTACATAATCCAACACCACGTCCCACCCTTGCCAACCACCGACACACTTATCATCAACATAGAGGTCGGCGAAAACCTTTCGGCTGTCGTTCGAGTAGAGCTCGATATTACTTCGAGTATTGCAATTGACGCCATCAAAGGGGACGCCCTTATCAAGCAAGAAATTAATCGCATCCAGAAGGTCTTGCCCCTCACGACATGTCCAGATGATGAGATGATGCCCCATCGCCTTCAGCTCTTCCACGGCTTGCTTTGCTCCTGCTACCAGCACGCCCACCGATGGGTATGGGCTGGCGTTGATCACGCCATCAAAATCTACTGCTATAATCATAGTCAAAGTAATCCATTACGTTGTAAAATCCGCTTAGCAACCGCTTCGCTCACCTGCGTACGCTGCGACACAATGGTTAGGCAAGTCTTTCTAGACATGTAGGGGATATTAACCCTATAGAGGTGCACCAAATAGCGCTGTCGCGCCTCTGGTATCAGAAAATTACCCTTGTTATTCATGCTCACCCTCCTTTCCATCGTCTACAATATCCATAACATCTGTCATCCCGAGTGGAACATTGACCCACGCATTCGTCATGCTATCCTTCACCTCGCAGCGAATGTATCTCTTGGAGAGGCTAGGGAGATAACTCTCCTCTATGACGCGAACCCCCTCCAAAAACTCCTCCGACTTGCTCTCCTCTGCCACGCGCTTGAGCTGCATCACACGACTCGCCTTGATGTTACCCTGAGCATCCTTAGCAAGAAGCTTCAGCACCATAGACACAAGCGCCTTGGAGTTTTGGTTCTCCACCAAACCTTCGAGGTAGTTCTTGACCATCTGTATACCATCATCCACCGTGTCGAGATACCCATCCGTAGTATGGTACCCAAGGATGATGCGCTTGGTGCCGTCACTATTGGTAAAGGTATGCGAGCGCTGCCCTTCACTGGTAAGCCCAAGCACATCACTCTTTAGCGCAATAAGCTCCGAAAACTGCTCAAACACCCTGCGCTTACTCATTTTAAGCCCCTCGCTCACTTGCTGCAACGTAGGCACCACCGCCGCCAGTACCTCGTCCACCATCGTGCGATACGCCTCGCGATTCTCTTTCCTCGCCTGCTCCCGCTCCTTCTGCGCCTTCCATGCTTGAAATTCCTCAAATTCACTCCTCTCTTGCTTTGTTGTCACTTGCTTAGTTTCCATACACTTTTTCTTATTTATGATTAGTTATACTTACCTACTTTTATTGGTGTATCGAGTGCTGCGCTCGATACGTACTTGATTGTCCGCCGCACTACCTTGGGTTGCGCCTCACGCACCTCCATCGCCTTGGTCTCCTTCTCTCTACGCTTGCGATTGATACTCCACATCTTTCGGCGAAGCTGCTCCAGCTCTTCTAGCGTAAGCTGAGAAAAAGCCTTCCCCGCAATACGCTCTTCCTCCACAAAGGCATTCACCGCATCCCAATTCTTAGTATCTACGCCATACGCCTCTATCAGCTTCAATACCTGAGAGCGCTTTGAGCGCATCTTTCCATCTGCCTTGCGTGGCTTAAACCCGGTGCGCACCCTTAGCTGGCTCCGTAGTTGCTCTAGCTCGCCACCCGTGAGCTCACGCAGACTATCGGTGCGCCCTTTGCTCACAGAGGACACCAACACCCTCTTGAGCTCCTCTGTGCTCGCACCCTCTGCGGGGAGCTGCCCTATCATCGCCCAGATATCACTAAACCCTCTCATCATGCCAATGCGTCATACACCTTGCACCGTACCGACACCCCTAGGGTGCTCACTTGGTCTTCGAGTGCGTTGAACATACATATCATCACAGCCATATCACTCACATCCATCGTGATGGCGAAGTGCCCTGCAAAAGACTTTTGCAGCCTGCGCTTCAGCCGAGCACCGAGCCGCACACCCATCACCATGATAGCGAGCTCTACCACCCCTGCGGTGTCTCTATGCAGGAGGTAATACCCTAGCATCCCCAAGAGCGACTCAAGCTCTAGCCGAGTGAGCTTCATGCTATACTTATTATCCTTATCATTAATCGTCATAGATCACGCCCCCAATAAACTTCGGCTTTCTCCTGCCACACATCCAAATACCCCTTCTTTCCTATAAAGCGCCCCTTGCTAAATGCTCTATATCCCTCCACCCACACTTTGAGCGATGCATCGTACATCACACCGACTGCCGACTTACCTTTTGGCTCGGAGCCATATGCATGACTCACATAGACAATCAGATGGGCGGGGAATCGCTCCTTAAACGCGATATAATCCCTGTAGCTCATGCCGGTGTACTGAAAGCTATCGACAATCACGATACGAGGGCTACGACGCTTCTCGAGCCGCTCAGCAAGCGCCTCCATGCTCTCGCTCACAAAACGGAGGCTCCCATTCGACTCCATCATACCAAAGCGCTCCAGGGTGTTCATCATCGTGAGCCCCACACCCTCCTCCAGGCTATTGTAGAGCACTGTGCCGAACCTACAGAGCTCCTTTGCAAGCTTCATTACAAATGAGCTCTTCCCATTACCACTCTTCCCCCACACAATCCAAGTACCGCACGCCTCGGGCACCCCAATCATATCTCGCCACTCGGGCGATAGACTAAGAGTCTCTTTTTTCTGCGCCAATACCTGGCTTACACTCAATGCCTTTTTTGCCATATCTATTCTCTTCTTATTCGTGGATATCCACCGATTTATTCATCACTAGTATTCGCTACACCCATCACTAGTATTCGTTACACCCATAAAAAGGAGCCACCGGGTCGGCAAGCTTCACTTTTCTCGGAATATATTTTATTTTTCTTGGACTTCGTCACCACAGAGTCCCAGAAAAATATACGCTTCAGCCTCTGTACTTCAAGACACACTTCTTCACTCGCCTAAGGTCGAAATCGTACCGCTCTGCATCTCTTATAACGTCACCGATGAGCGACTCATCCACCAGTCCATTAGCCATGCAGATGCCATACACATCATTGGGCGTGGTGCGGTCTACCACATAGAAGCGCCGACCAATCCTCGAGTGCAGCTCGTTGTACCCCCGTTTGTTGCACCGAAGCCCCGAGCCCATGCGCTTCTCTATATAATTCGTGCTCAGCATCACCATACCACAATGCCCTTCGAGCTGGTTGTAGATGCTCACGCAATAGAGCATTATCGAGTCCACAAGCTTATCCGCCTCATCAAGCACAAGGAGAGGATGCTCTTTATCTCTCAGGTAGCCCAAAAATTCGTCCATCCTCCCCTTTAGCGATGTGGCATAGCTCTTCTCTCCCATCGCCCTCAGGCAGGCATCCAAGAAGTCACCACGACGCATGTCCTCACTACAGAGCACATATACCACATTGGCATGAGACTGAGCATAAGTGCGTGCTGTGGTACTCTTGCCGGCTCCGGCTTCTGCCACCACCCAAGTACAATTAGCCACCTGCTGCGCATCGTCGAGCACGGCAGTGATCTCCTTATACGCATTGGTCTCCACTTCTACCCACCCCTCTACTTTGCGAGCGAGTTGTACGCCTATCTTCTGCAGCATCTCTTCACTAATGCGCCCAAGATCGCCACGTATGATGTCACCCACTGTGGTGGTGCCGATGCCGAGTTGGTTGGCTGCCTTGCGCTGGGAGCCTAGTCGCTTCACCAGCTTCTGTAGTTCTTCTCTGACTAGTTCTTGCTTCATAATTGTATCTATTTCTTTCATACTCTTTATATTTTACTTATCATTTTACCTCTAGCTTCTTCGTCACTAAGTGGCGCAAAGCTGTATCTATCCATCTTACTCTCCTCTTTTTTGATTTGAGCAAGAGACACCTTGCTACCTTTTACGCTAATCTCCGAGCTTTGCACTTCACAAGCAATCACCTTAGCACGCTCGACCACCGCTTCGTTGTCTGCCTTCGAAGCGCCTAGAAGGCGAGGATAGTTGTACGCCTCGTGCTGTGCCATCTTGATATCGATAGCCATACCCTGAGCGTTGCGCTCTATGCGCATCTGACGGTCGCCCTCGAGGAATGCGGCAGTCGCCACCTCGTCGTAGGCAGTGCGGTCCTCTGCCGCCATCGCTATCTTCACGGCCGGGTATAAGTACCGCTCGAAGCGCCATGAATCGTCACTATCCACACGGTAAATCGCTATCTTCGTGTGGTCCATAGGGTCGTACTTCACCCCAAACTGGCGGAGCGTATTATCCATACGCCAGGCAAAGTCCACCTTACCCTCCTCGGTGTACGCCTCGTAGTGGTACTCCTTTTTGTCTATTTCTATTGTGAGACCACCCTGAGCAAAGGTGCTCATGCGCTCTCGCCTCTCATAGAATAGCTCCAACATATCCTCCTCGGTGAGGGCAGGGTGCTCCGGGTTGGCACACTCTACATCGTAGAGCTGCTGACGGGTGCTCTTCTCGCCCGTAGGTACCTGGCTATTCCACTCTGCAATCCACTCTGCCACCCTATCGCGCAAGGTGTCGTGGGTAGGAAGGTGCTCTAGATTGGCACCAATCCACTCTTCGTTGCTACCACTAAGCTTCCCCCTGGCAGTAACATTGTAGCCAGTGAAGTAGGGGGAATGACTAAGTACACTCTTCTGGAATTGCCTAATAAGTGCTTCGGCAGGGTTGGCTTGCTTGCGGTAGGGCGTCTTGAAGCGCACACCCACCACACTAAGGCGAGAAAAGAAACCTACACGGTCGAGCTTCCTCTGCGAGCTCTGGTTGTCCATCACTAACTGAAATGGCTTCACACCCGCACGCTCTACCGCCATGCGAAAGGCAGGATACTGAGTACCGTAGGCACTCTCCTGACCTAAGGACCACCCAACGCAATAGCCTGTACAGACATCGAAGATCATGTAGATATCGGTGGTGACCTTTTTGCCCTCTTCATTGAGATAATAGATATTGAGCTTGGTGCCATCTGCCGCCCAAAGAGCATTGGAGTGCTGCGGCTTGGTGAGTGACACAAACTGTGCGCCATACTTGGTATTCACCACACTCTCGCCCTGCTGTACACTTAGCCAAAGAGGCTCGATGGCAGGATCGCTTAGGAAGTCGCGCACGGTGGAGACACTAGAGATACAAGCCCAACCCTTTTCGGGTGCCACACTATTAAACTTGAGGAGCGCTGTCTCGAAACTGTGCACATACTCACGGCTGCGCATGAGACCGATAAGATACTCGCCGACCTCTGCACTCACCTTGCGCGTATTGCTATTGCCCACCTTGTCACTAATAAGACAAGGGTAACCTTGTTTCTTATACTCGCCAACCTTTTTCTGAAGCCTACCCTTGCTCCGTGGGAGTGTGTGTGCGTAGTCTTGACGCAGCTCTTCGCAATACTGAAGGATGAGATCCCAGATGTTTTTACGCTTGTTATTGAGCTTATTGCTCATCTGGACTAGGGTGCCTTGGCGCTCGATAAGCGCATTGAGCACACGGGCATTGAGCTCATATTCGTCTGCAAGATAATCGGGAAGACGCACCATCGCACCACCAAGCTCGTAGCGGTACTCATAGCGGAAGTACCTGCGAGCACTAAGGTCTTCCGCCAGCCAGGCAAGCTCGCCCTTGGGCTGCAGGGTTTCGTGCGGATCGCCATAGCGTGCCACAATCTTTGCCTTGGCTTTGGTGGGGAGGGTGTCGTACTCAATGAGCGCCCTCACCCCTTCACCATGAGCTTTGCGAGCGTAGATGGCGGTCTTGCGGCGCAACCAGCTCTTCAGCGTATTGTGACGCACTATCGGATCGTCACCACCCGTGAGATCCTCAAAGCTTACACATATACGCCCCTGGTAATACTCCATATTCATGCCTCCTTACTTACTGCACATCAACTTTTCGAATGTAACGCTGCTGAAGGCGGACGTATTCTGCTATAGACAGCCCACTGACGCACTCTTGAACAATGCCGTCGATGTAGACAACAATCTGCCCGTCTCTCATATCCGACACGATCCGAAGACGACCACCATACGTCTGCACCATCACGCCGATGTCAAATGTGGTATCTAGCTTCTCGCCTCCCACCACTTCACCACCCATCTCGATGGCCATATCTCTAACCCTGCGCGCGATGTCGGTGTGGCTGTTGTAAGAGAGCGCCTTATAGACCATGCGCCCTGTGACACCCATCACTTGGGCAATCTCTTCTATCATATGAGAGGTGGCAATAATTCTTTTCTTCATACTTCTGATATCTATGCGTTCCTATTATTGGTATATTTACAGCGTGCTCTAATATTGAACACGCAACAAAGACACGCAAAACTATGCAAGAAAACAAACAAATTAATTCGATTATTAAGCGAAATATCTTAAGCTACCTGGAGTACAAGGGTATTTCACAGTATCAATGCTATAAGGACACTGGCATTACCCGCGGTGTTCTTTCGCAAGACAATGGCATTAGTGAAGATAATCTGATGAGATTTCTCAACTATTATTGTGATGTCTCACCCGATTGGCTCTTAACAGGCCAAGGCGAAATGCTTCGCAAGGTGCCTGCCGTCGCTTCATTCGACTACTCCATTCAACGAAACCAGCCAGAGGTGAAGACCATTAATACACCCAAGACAAAAGAGCCAACAGAGGAGCTGCAATACATTCCGTACTATTCATTCGAGGCTACTGCTGGGGTCATCGAGCTTGTCGACACATCGGCAGAGTACGAAATTGGCAAGATCGTCGTCCCCAATATGCCTAAGTGTGATGGCGCTGTAGCTGTGACAGGAGACTCTATGTATCCTCTCCTTAAGAGCGGCGATATCGTAGCTTTCAAACTCGTCCACGACATCAATAACATACACTATGGCGATATGTACCTCATATCACTCAATGAAGATGGAGACTGCTACATAACGGTCAAGTGGCTACAAAAACACCCTTCAGACCCATCCAAAGCCATCCTCGTATCACACAACGAACACTACGCCCCTCGCGAGGTAGAACTACGACACATCCACCGCCTTGCGCTCATCAAACTCTCTATCCGGTACAACTCTATGGGATAA